TGGCATAGAACGCGACCAGCCAAGCCATTGCCATCAGTGCGCCCTGCTCAAATGCCGCGCGCTCTAGGGCGGCGCAGGCCTCGGGGTAATCATCGTAGATGGTGCGTGTCACGCCCTTGCCCATATCTTAAACATCAGATCAGTGCCGCCAGTATTGAGCGGATCGACCCCGTATATCTGATAATCGACGCCCTGAATAGCGATCTTATCCGATAGCGCCGGGACCACATCGCCAACGCTTACGGTGATCTTGGTGTCGGTCGCCTTGATCGCCGTGTCAGCGCGTTCGCGTTCGCTGAAACTGCCGAGAATGACGGTGAAGTCGTAGGTCAAGGGCGGTCCGTAAACAGGCTTGTTGTCTGGCCCGGTATTGGCGCCCTTGCGTTTGATGACGCCGATCAGCGGGCCGTCCCCAACGGCTGCGCCTGCCTCGGCTAGTGCAGCGGCAATCTGCGCCGCGATGTCAGATCCGGCGCTCATACGACCATAAACCCGACTTGCAGCTTGAAAGCACCCCGAAGGATGCACCGAACCGTCTCAGATGGCGACATAGCGTCTGAGGTTTTTGCGCCGTTTGTCAGGCTAAATCCGATTGTGTCTACCTTGGTTAAAACCGTGCCCGTTTCGAGCTTTGACCAAAAGCCTGGCATCGCAGCCAGTCCAGAGGCGCTGATCTCGTACCCAGCTGAAACATAAGCCGCATCAATCACGCGCTGGTCGTCATCACCAACGATAAGCTGGTACGCTCTGCGCACGTAATCAGAGCCTCGCACGAGCGCCGCTGTGGCGTCGGCATCGCTGGCATTTGCAAGCAAAGGGTTTCCTCGTGCCGTGTGAAAGGCGCGAACGCCGTCTAATGTTCCAATCATTCGCGCCTCCAGTTATTTGTCGGCTTTGGCGGATTTCGCAGGCGCAACAGAAACAAGTTGCCCCTCTTTTACCCAGCCTTTAACGCCTACATTTTTAGTTTCATCGCCTGAAAGATCGGCAGTCGAACCGCTTGTGATAACCTTGCCATCGGGCAGGGTTAGAGACCCGCCCGATGTGTTTTTGTAAACAGCCATTACGCTGCCAGACCAGTAATGCGGCGCATTGCCTTGGGGCGGCGGATGTTCACCGGCGAAAACCGAAACATTCCCAGAACCTTGACTTCGAGATTAACGGCCTGGGGGGCGATGAACTGCAACGGCATAGGCATGTGCATTTTCAGCACAGCTGGGTCGCGGCGATACAGTACGGCCTTTGTGGTCAAGCGGTGGTCAAACTCGATCCGCAACGGCTGGCCAGTGCGCCTCGTGTAGCGGTTGGCGCGCGAAATGAAGTCAAGGATCGTAACGTCGCTGCCATCGCCCAACCGCCGCTCAAACTGACCAGCCAGCACCAAAGGAAAGATGATGGTGTCAACCAACTCGATGCCAAGAGTATCGGCTTCAATATCAGCGAGTTGATTGTTGACCAGCGTCAAGATTTCGTCGGGCGTGGACGTAACGATGGTCTTTGACGCCGCGACTTCATCAATGCCAGCCATTGTCAGTAGGCCATCATCGCCGTTTGCTCCGACCATGGCAACTTCATCAACAAGCTGCTCATAGGCCATCCGAGCGGCCTCAGCGCCATCAGACGAAAGGGCTTGCCCTGTCATTTGAGCAGCGCCAATTTCCTCCAGTGAAAAGCAATACCCGATTCCAGCTGTGCCGACAGTTGTCTCAAACTTTTGGCGCTGAACGTTAACAAGAGGAACGTCGTCCCCTTTTCCGTTCATCATCTTGGCCTTGCCCTGCGAGTCCTGCGAAAAGAACGTGACCGAAGCCGCGTAGGGGTTGGCAGATGTATCAACCGGGACGAATTCCGGGTATCGGATCGCCGGATATTCTTTTTTCAGAATTTCCGTTTCGATCTGGCTGCGCTGCGACAGTACAAAGCCAAGAGCGGCTTGCATGTCACCGATTTGAACGTGTGTGCTCATGGTGATAGGCCTCCTTAGCCCAAATACACGCGGGCAAGGTTGCCCGATGTTGTGGTGGTTTCAAACTTTGCGCCCGCAATAACGGTGCCACCCGATTCCGTTGGCGTGATAACGCCAGTGGATGCGACGAACCGAACAACGCTTGCTGGTGTCACATTGGCGTTGACAGTGACCCAGACGGTGCCCTTGCGGACAACGCCCGCGACCGCGCCGATAGGATATTCGTCCGCAACCTGCGACTTGTCAGCAACAGTGATGCCCTCAAAGCCTGAGCCGCCCAAGCGGGCAGAGCTATCAGCAGTGCCGCGACCGACAGCCAATCCAAATGCCACAACAGCGTTTTCGATGGTGCGCGAAGCAACATCCTTGGGTCCAGCACTGTCGGCAATCATGCCTGCATAGCCAACCGTCATATTTGCGGCGTATGTGCCGTGTACATCAGTGATGCCCATTTCTTAGGCCTCCTTTTTCGCGGGGGATTTCCATGCGTCCTGCAACGAAGCGTTGCGCACGGCATAGGCGGTGCTCAGATCGGTGACGACCGTGGCGGCTGTGATTGCGTCAGCAACCTTGTCGCCCTTGGCTGCGTCTTCGGCCAGAATGTCAAAGCGCGCGTCAATATAGGCCGGGTCTTTTGCGCCCATCGTGTCGCCGAGCTTAGCCACGACAACAGCTTTGCGGATGTCTGCGTCTGCAAGTCCGTCTGTCTTCACATCGGCGGCAATTGCCTTGGCCGCAGTAATAAGCGCGGCCCGGTCTGCAACGCGCTTGTCCAGATCGGCATCGGACAGAACCTTGGCCTCGGCTGCGTCCTTGGCAGCGTCTGCTGTGGCAATCTCTGCGTCCTTGGCCGCGATTGCGGCGGTGTGCGCCACGTCTTTGGCTGCGTCCGCTGTAGCTGCGTCTGCAATTTGCCCTTGAAGTTTAGCTAGTGCCTGCGCACCGGCATCGGTTGTGATCACGGAAAGGCCGTCGATCAGGACCGTCCGCATTTGGTTGGCGTCTGCCATGATGGTGTCCTTTCCATCGGTGATAGGGGATGCGCCCCATCTCGCATTCACACCGTCTCCGATGCGCAATTCCTTGCCGCCGCGTGCCATGTCTACGAGCGCCACATGATTCATTCGAAAATCGGACATGATTGCATCATAGGGCTCGCCTTTTGGCGTCACCCCGTCCTGCATTTCAATTTTTGCGTCGTAGCCCATTGATAGTTCCTTGGGGCCGTCTGCGGCTTGGATCATTGCAATGGCTGTTGCGTCCCGAAATATCAGGGGTACGGTGACATACTCGCCGTCGCGCATGATGCCGATAGGATCAATTTCACCCACTGACAGGTCTTTCCAAGTGTCAGCAGTCACGCCGCCGTCAGGATGATTAATGGTGATCGGCTTGCGCGCGTAGCTGTCAATTGCGCTCCGCGAAAACACTTCTTCTTCAGCGCGGTAGACGCGGATCACGTCACGACTTACAAAACCCATCTCGCTCCCGAGATATTCTTGGATGTTTCCTCCGCGCGCGACGCGGGCCATGACCATTACGCCGTCATCAACCTTTTTGATTTGACCAATTATTGGCACTGCATCTGTGAAATTTTGTTTAGTCATTATATGGCCCCATCATCTTGCAGATCGCCGCTTGCCTGTTGATTAAAAAATTTGGCGTAACCAGCTTCAAGCCCCGGTGCGATGCCGTTCTCTGTCAGCGCGTTGACTAGAGAGTTGGTCAAGGCCTCAGCGGGAATATCCCCAATATCAGACGCAATCTTAAAGGTTTCAGCGATAGATTTACCTGTCGCGGCTTTTTCTTGCGTTGTAGGTTGGTGCAGTGAGCGCCATTGATAATGAATTTCGGCAGGGCGCGACCCAAGCGCGGATCTAATCAAGCATTCATCAAGGATATGCATTTCGGGTTGGTTTTCCAGCGTCTGAATAACCTTGATGCGGTCATAATAACCCCTCATTTCGTTGCTGCCCTGACCACCAATGCCACCGGGCGATATGCCGAACAGCAACATCATCGGAATTCCCGATGCGGCACTGGTCATTTGCATGAAACTTTCGATGACTTGAGGAAGGTTGGCAAAGCTGGCGTTCTTTTGCTCATAGGTGTCGTCGGCGTCCTTTATGAACATGCCGTTAATGCCCTTTCCCGTAGCGGTCAGGGCTAACTTGGTTTTGACAAGCGCTTCGTATTCATCGCCAAAGGTCCGAAGGTCATCGTTGAAGTTCTTAATGCCCAAAACATCAATCTTGGCCTCGAATACCAGCGTTGCCACGTTGGCAATAGTCGCGTCGAGATTGCGGATGTCCGACAGGCACGATGTCAGGCTACTGTCACCCCAGCCGATGTTGCGGCCTGCATATAGGTCATCTGGCAGCTCTTCACCCTTGAACGCCGCTACGCGGCTCGGGTGGATTTCTTCGCCGCCAATGGAATAGTATTTAGGCTGTCCGTATCCTTCAAGTCGAGGGTCTGTTTGCTGCGGCCCCGCGCTAATGCGATTGCGACTTATCACCGTTAGATACTTGAGACCGCCCAAGCGCATACGTTCGGGAATGAGTGGTTTGGCTGCGTCTGTGTCGGTCGTGCCGATGTATATTACTGCTCCGCCAAACAGCCGCGCGCGAGTCTTTGCTTGCACCGACTTGCCTATCAGGCCGAGCCGCTCTTCCTCGGCCTCAATTGCGCTTATTTGATCTGCGTTAGCCTGCCACTCGCGCCACTCACGGAAGGAGTCCTGAGCAGGCATTCGGACGATCTTTCGGGCAATAGAACTACCACGGTACATCATCGCAAGTTGTGCGTCTTCGATCTCTGGGTCAACATAGACCGAATGGCTGGACTTGTCGCGCGCGGTGCCGAGGTTGGCAATAACGTTCCGCAATCCGTCTGTCATACGGGAAAACTGCATTTAGATCGTCCCCATAATTCCGCCAGTTTTTTCTTTGCACGGAAAAAACGCCATGTTGATTGCATCCGCCAAGTTGGGTGACCGCGACCCATCGGGTTGCTTATCCACCATCGTCTTACCCGTGGCGCTAGTCTTGTGCTGTGGCTGCGTCAGCTCTTCTTCAATCTGCGCTAGGCTTGGCAGATCACGAGGTAGGCTTATGAGCATGTCCGCATCATGCGGAATTCCGCGCCGCGCCTTGTGTGCGTTTTCAAACCGCTTGCGCAGCGCAAACCATGCCTGCGCTTTTAGATTGTGGTACTGGTCTTTGTTTAGCGGCGATTGCTGGTTGCCGGGTTCTATCCGCTTTTCAGGGTCAAGGACCGATGCGCCGCCCGCCCATGGGTGCAGCTTCATGCCGTCCGGCTGCTCTTTGCGACGCCCCATAGACGCCCATTCACCCGTGACGCCCTCGCCTACCCCGATGCTGTCGTAATAGACCTCGTGTGCGCCCGCGCTGTGGGCTTGCATTGCGGCCCTGTTGGTCGTCAGAGATGTATCAAGTCCGTTCCATGCGTCTACGCTTAGAAGTCTGATGCCCTTGCGGATTGCCAGAGCGTTTTCGTCGCCGCCATCCTCGCCACCCGCGACGTCTAGCGCCGCGTATTTCTTGCCCGTCACGTCTAGGCCAAGATCCTCCGCCAGACCTATAGCCGATTGCACCCACATTGCGGGTATAACGACCTTTGACCCCATGCTTTCGTAGTGACCGAGCCAAGTGTGTGGATAGCCATCAGGATCGTTTTCTAAGTCGCTTGCCGCTTCTTTGCGTAGAGTATCCGGCAAAAACGGGTTGTCGGTATAGTTTGCCTTGACCACGATAGCGTCAGACCTTGGCCCCTTGGCCGATCGCAACAACCGCTCAACAGCATCCCCACGCTTGCGCGGGTTCCAGCTAAAGAATATCCGCGACCCTTCCTTTCGGATCGTCGGGCGTAGCAAATCCATAGATCTTTGAGATAGGCTTTGAGCTTCCTCAACCCATGCGATGTCGAAGCCTTCCAGAGACTTGACGCTGTCCGCCGTATGGTCTTGCATACCGACAAAGATGCAAATGCCCTGGCCATCTCTGCGTCTAATTTCGGTCTTTAGCACCTCGAACAAATGCGAGACGCCGAATTGTGCAATCTTGGCTTCGATCAGCTTTTTAGCAGATAGCGCCAACGACTTCTGGACCTCCCGAACGCAGACGACGCTGCAATCGGGGTCCGCAATCATTTCTTCGACAACCAGGCCCGCTATTTCGTGACTCTTGCCGCTACCTCGCCCGCCATGTGCACCAACGTATCGCACAACCTCGCCCGCCGTTGTTTCGGTAGCGTGGATTGGAACGGCCCAGCGTGGGGTCGGTATGTCTAGCTCAATCATCTTCTTTCGGATCAACTACTCGGCGGGTTATAAGCTGTGGCGTCATCGTGCCGTTCGGGCTCTCCACGTTCAAAGACTGAACTGCCGTGCCCAGGCCGCGATCCTCTGCATCCTTTAGGAGCTTCAGCACGCCAGCCTCAATAAATTGCAGTGATGCCGTGTCGCCCGCTTCGGTTGCCTCAATAACCGCATCAAGTAAGCGGCCACGAACAAGGGTAGCCTTTTCGGCGTTGGCAATCTCTGCATCGCGCTGCTTGGTTGTCTTGCCTATAGGGTTGCCGCTTTCACCTGCCCCAAACTGGGTGTGGGCGGGGGGCTTTTTGTATCCCACTTCTGACATTTTGGTATTCCCTGCATTAGGGATTGCTTGCACACAGCCAAACCCGAGCCACGATGCACAAAGCAAAGCCCGCCGTCGCGTGATGCGGGGCGGGCTATGTTGAGTGAGTTGTTGAGTTAGATGCATCGCCTGGCGGCGGAAATCGTCGTGCGATTATCACGTAACGCAAATAATCTACTGTGTCAAGCGGC